GTTATGTAAACCCTGGATGGAATTTGAAGAAGGTTACCAAGATTGGTCAACACATATTTTATAAGAATTGATATGCCTACAAAAGATGAAATTTCAGAATTTAGTATAATGATTAAAGAATTGGCAGTAAACAAGAGGATTGGATTGATGGATGCTATATGCCATTATTGTAAGGAGAGTGGATTAGAAGTTGAAGTGGCAGCCACTCTTATATCCTCGGCCTTGAAGTCGGAGATTAGAGAAGAAGCACAATCACTCAACCTAATTAAAAAGACCTCCAAACTGCCTATATGAACGAGGGAACAGGTTTTGCAGCCTTTGCATTGTATAATGCTTTGAAGCTCCATTTCACATCAAAATCCTATGATTACTTTAAGTATAATGGTAAGACTAATGTAACCAAAACTACATTTTCTTCCCGTAAGGACAAGTATTCATTCTACAAACTCAGCCGAAAATACTCATTGGATGAATTAAAGCAATTCTATATTGCCAACTTCTTAGAAGGTGATAAGTGGGTTGGTGAAATGACCAATGCTGAAGGTGAAGATGCCTACAAGAAGTGGATGAAAAGACAACAGAGCTTGACTTATACCTTTGAGAATGATATCCTATATCTTGTGGATCATTTTGAGGATGATAAAGAGTCCATCATTAAAGTATATGATGGTGAGCATCCAAATTTATTGAGCTTATTAATGCGAGATAAAGTATCAATAGAGACCGTTGTTATAATGAATGATATACTGAATTTTTGGCCGATGTGGACAGAAAAGATTAAAGAAGATATTATTTGGCCAATATGGCAGATACAGATTGAAAAGTATACGCCATTTGTTCAATACGATAAAGCAGTTTTTAAAAATATATTAGTGGAGAATTTTAGATGAAAAACATTTATCTTGATATGGATGGCGTAATTGCCGACTTTGGTAAAAGATATCAAGAGATATTTAAGATGACCACCAAAGAAGCCGAAAAAGACAAAAAGTGGGTGCAATCCTTTGATAAGTTTGTTCAAGACAGGCATTTTGCCACATTGGATTTAATGCCAGAAGCCATAGAATTGATGGACTATTTAAAAGGTACTGGTATACCAATTACCATTCTTAGTTCTACTGCTAGTGATAAGAGAGACCCATTAATTAGGCCACAGAAAATGGAGTGGTTGAGTAAGCATAAGATAGACTTCCCTGTTATCCTAGTGCCAGGTGCGCACCTAAAGAAGGACTACGCAACTCCAAACTGTATTCTAATAGATGATACAGCCAAGAATATTGATGGCTGGAGGCGAGAAGGTGGTATTGGTATACTTCATGAAAGTTTCTTCCATACACGCATAATTATGTCGATGTATGCTTGACAAACGCCTAAATAAATGATATACTATATTTTGTAGTTGATTATGAGTAGTTTTTGAAAGCAGTTATATTCCGTTTATACACCGTTAATAAGGAGCATTATATGAGTTTTGCAAATCTCAAACGCCAATCAGGCAATCTGGATAAATTATCCAAAGCAATCGAAGCATTAAACACACCAACAGAAGGTTCAGAGAAGTCAGATAATTTCTGGCGACCAGAAGTAGACAAAGCAGGTAATGGCATGGCCGTTATTCGTTTTCTACCTGCCGCAGAAGCTGATGGTGATGATGCCTTACCGTGGGTTAAAGTATTCTCCCATGGATTCCAAGGTCCTGGTGGTTGGTTAATTGATAATTGTTTAACGACAATGAATCAACAATGTCCAGTATGTGAGCACAATTCTGGTTTATGGAATTCAGGCATCGAAGCAAACAAAGAAGTTGTCCGTAAGCAGAAGCGTAAGTTGAATTATATCGCCAATGTCTATATCATTTCGGATCCAAAGCATCCAGAGAATGAAGGCAAAGTGAAGTTGTTTAAGTTCGGTAAGAAAATCTTTGATAAGATTACCGAAGCAATGAATCCTGCTTTTGAGGATGAGACAGCAATCAATCCATTTGATTTATGGAAAGGTGCCAACTTCAAGTTAAAGATTCGTAAGGTTGAAGGCTATCAGAACTATGATAAGTCCGAATTCGAATCAGCATCACCATTGTTAAACGATGATGAAGCAATGGAAACAGTTTGGAAGAAAGAGTATGCCTTATCAGATATGACTAAGGCAAGTGAGTTTAAAACTTATGAGGCCTTGAAGCAGAGACTAGATAAGGTACTTGGTCTAAATGGTGAAGTAGTAAAGCCAAAGACTACAGTAGAACAACTCAAAGAAGCACCTAAGAAAGCACCAGCATTAGCCGAAGGCGATGATGATGATATTTCTTATTTCTCTAAGTTGGCTGAGGAAAACTAAAATCCCATGTAAGTATGAAACCCCGCTTCGGCGGGGTTTTTTATTATACCATTCGTAGAGTCTGCCTTGATATTTTTTTGAATGTGGATTCTTCTAGTCTCACACCAGTTAATTGTTCTACTGTTAAACCATCAGTATTTTGATTTATGACAGTAATTTTTTTAGAATTATCTGCCACAATAGAACCACCATTTGTAGTTTCGGATGTTAAATTTTGATTTACCACACTACCAGCACTTAATTTACTTCCTGTATCAGCAGATTGAGTATTATCCATAGACAATTTTTGTTTATTATATTGTTGTTCTACCTCAGCAGAGTATGAAGTGCCAGCAGATTTACCTACATCAACCGCATCCATTTGAGTTTTACTTAATGGTTTACCTGGAATAAAAGGTTCATTAGCAATTAGTTGAGTAGTTTCTGGAGCTTTTGGTTCTGATGCAGTAGTGACAGTATCTTGATTATTCATATCTGCTGCGGTTACTGGTGTGGCGGCTGGTGCAATTTGACCATCATTCACAGGAGGCGGAGTGTTTGAGTTTGTTTCAGCTAATACAACAGGTGAAGCAGTTTGACTTGATGCTGACTTTGTTTCTACTGGTTTTGCATATGCACCAGGATCCAATTCAGGTGAATTACCTGCATCAACAGTTCCTTCTGTTTTTGAGTCTAATAATTTTTTTATAACTTCTGTTATTTCAGACATACGACTCTGAAATTCTGGGTCTGTAGGATTTGGTTCTACACCATAAACTTCTTTGTAAATATCTCTGGCAGCTATTGCAACATCGGCCGCTACACTAGCCGCTGTACCAGCAACAGGTATTGTACCTAAAGCTGCTGAACCTAATTCCATTGCAGCGCCTGCGTTATCACCAGAAAAGAATCTACTGGCAGCAAAACCTAATCCTGCGACAAGTCCAACAATGGGTATTTTTGTGGCAAAAGATTTAAATATTTGTTTACCTAATACTTTTTTAGCGACAGATTCGACTGTTTCTTTGCCTACTATTTTTGCAGCAGTTCCAGCTGCCACGACTGCTCCCTTTATTTCTGCTTTAGTTTGTATTTTATCAAGTAAATTTGTACTAGGTAAAATTGATGATGAACCAGCACCACCAGCACCTTTAACTGTTTCAGTAATTTCTGCCAATTTTTCCAATAGAATTTTTCTGAATGAATCAAACTCCTTAAGAGTTAATTTAGATACATCATTCTGTGGATTACCAGTAATTGTTTTAATTAATTCTTTGTTCCAAGCATCTTTTTGTTTTTTTAGTTTTTCGCCATTATCTTTTTTTGTTAAGTCTAAATCGTAAGTATTTTTTAGAGCTCCATAAATTTTACTCATCATTTCTGCTAATTTGCCATCACTACCTTTTTGTGTGGTTTCTGGCATAGCCATAGTTTTTTCTAATGATGGTATTTTACCAACTTTTCTGTTTTTTACAACAGAAATGCTATCTTCTTCATCTACCTCATTTTTTCCATAACCAGTAAATTTTTGAATATCAGATTCTTTTCTACCTATGGCACGACCAATTATAGCACCAATTTTATCACCGTATATTTTTGTCATAATATTCATTGGATCAAATTTGTCTTTAAAACTGGCTACTTTTGCTTTAGCTTTTTCTGAGAGAGCTTCTTCTAAAGCATTTCGTATTGATTTACCATCATTAAATAATTTCTGAAATATAATTTCTTTTAGTGGTCCTGTTCTGAAATCTTGTGTACCAGCTAATTTTCTTTTTTTACGATAAGTTCTTCTTCTACTGCCTCGAGCCAATTGTGGACTATCCATGAAAGAAGAAACGTCCGGTGATTCAGGAGTTGTTTCTGCTTTTGGAGGTGAACCTAATTTTATTTTTTCTGCACTACTTGCTGGTCGACCATACGCACCAGTTGTACCTAAGATATACCAATATCCTTTACCTTGATATGCAGTTGGATCCCAAACAAAGATTTCATCTTTGATTCTTTTAGTTATTGGTAATTTTTTTGCCATTATTCTATCCTCTTAATTCATATTGGCGTTCGGTGTATTCACTTGAAATTCCAATAAATGTAGGATAATCAGGTAAATCTTCAGCTTTTAAAGTTTTTGGACTTGCTTTGGTACCTATCTCAGTTGTCTTTGTAGAATTATCAATATACGAAGGTGGCTTTTTGTTTGCTTCTAATTCTTTTTTCTCTTTAGTAACTTCTTGTAACTTTGTGGGTGTAGGAGTAACAGCTGGTGTTGAAGTTTCGCCAGCGGAATGTGGAGTTAAGTTACCTTTTTTCTCCAATCGACCTTGTAATTCTTTTTCGAAATCTTTTGCTTTTAATTTATGTAATTCAGGATTATTACCCACAGCATATTTTTTAGTGGCCATTACTTCAGCAACAGTCATATCACTATCACGATTTTGATAAACTGCAGCTGCACCACCTGCACCAATATAGTGTGCCATGTATTGGTAACCTGGTGTTTGTGGTACTCCCAATCTTTTTAGAGTAGCCATATCATCTTCTCTCAAACGACTATTCAATCTATCTTGCACCTCTGGAGTAAATTTTTCATCCATACTAAGTCCTTCTCTTTGAACAAGACCTGGAATCAATTTACCTTTTGAATCAACACGACCAAACAAAGTTGTTGGCATCATTTGATACTTACCAACAGCACCAGCACCTTGGCCATTCTCAGACCTTTTTATTCCAAATTCCCTTACTTCAGACAAGGACATTTCAGTTAATTTTTTAGGTGGTGCAACATATTTTTTACTAGGAACTACATTA